GGTCTTTTAGTGTAAACTTTAACTTTTTAGAGATGATTAAAGAGAAAGATAAAAAGAATGTTGACAAATAGTTATTTATGCATATAACTATATGTAACTAGAAATGTAATATGACCCCATTTTGGACACTTATATTATATTATACTACCCACTTTAGAGATTACCCAATTATATGAGCCTACAACGGACTTGCTATCCTACGTACAACCTCAACTATGAATGGTCCTTATAAAGTAAAATGACTAAATTATAGTACACTAGCTTGTGTACATTTGATAAATGTTTAAGGAGATTAAAATGGCATTTACATCAGCAGGTGGTTATGGTAACCTTCCTAATGGTAATTTTAGTCCTATTATTTACAGCAAACAGGTACAACTTGCGTTTCGTAAGGGTTCTGTAGTCGATGCAATCACTAATAATGATTACTTCGGTGAGATTGCTAATATGGGCGATTCCGTTAAGGTTATCAAAGAACCAGAAATAACAGTCAAGGAATACTCAAGAGGAACTACAATAACTCCTCAAGACCTTGACGATGAAGAATTTTCACTTACTATTGACAAAGCTAACTACTTTGCCTTTAAAGTGGATGATATTGAGGAAGCTCATTCGCATATTAACTTTCAAGAGTTAGCATCTAATAGAGCAGCCTATAGACTAGCAGACCAATTTGACCAAGATGTACTTGGTTATATGTCAGGTTACAAGCAATCAGCAATTCATAGTTCAGCCGATACAGCTAATACTACCACTAATGGTACTGTTGCTGTTTCAACTGCTGGTACTGATGAACTGTTATCTTCAATGCAAATTGATGCTGCAGACTTTGCAGGTACAGCAGCCGATGCTATTGCTATTCAGCCAAGAATGCCGGGTGCAACTGATGCAACTCCTGCCGCAGGTGATACATTCCCATTAACTCTTATAGCTAGAATGTCTAGACTAATGGACCAACAGAATGTTGACACTAATGGTAGATGGTTGGTATTAGACCCTGTATTTATTGAAGTACTAAAAGACGAAGACTCAAGACTATTCCAATCTGATTGGGGTGGAAATGGACTTCAGAATGGTTTAGTAATGAATAACTTGCATGGGTTTAAAATATATCAGTCCAATAATCTTCCAAGTTTAGGAACAGGACCTGCAACAACAGGTACTAATAGTTCTACAAACTTTGGTGTTATTGTAGCTGGTCACTCATCTTCAATAGCTACTGCCGAGCAAATCAACAAGACAGAGACTTATAGAGACCCTGATTCTTTTGCTGATATTGTTCGTGGTATGCATTTGTATGGCAGAAAGATTCTTCGACCTGAAGCAATCTGTACTGCAATATACCACTTAGCATAGGGAGACTGATTAATGGCAACCGTAAACTTAACTATACCTGCTAGAGGAAATCACCCTAGAGGTAGAAAACCATACATGATTCAGAATACTATTGATTTAGCTGTAGCTACTACATCTAAAGGTACTGCACTAGCTTCTAGTGACGTATATCAATGTCTGAATATTCCTGCTGAATCCGTGATTCTTCACGCAGGTATGGAAGTGACAGAAGCATTAACAGGTACATCAAGCGATGTGGGATACGACTTAGGTATCACAGGTGGCGATGTTGACAACTTTGTTGATGGTTTTGATGCAGATGGTGCTTCAGCAGGTGCTTATGCTCCTACTTCAGCAGCCTATGCTCCTGTAATTGTTGGAGCAGCAGATACTCTAGATATACTTGTGGCAGCTCAAACTGGAACTACATTAACTGGAAAGATAAGAGTGTTCGCAACTCTTATGGACATCAGTGATGCAGGTGACATGGCAGCTAATGAAGTTGATAGAGACACTTTAGCTTAACTTATATATGAGAGAGCAGGGCAACTTGCTCTCTTATTTTACTTAGGAATTAACATGGCAGAAACTTACCTAACACTTACAAATAAAGTAATAGCAAGGTTGAATGAGGTTGCATTAACTTCTACAACCTTTTCTAGTGCTAGGGGTATACAAGTTCAATGCCAAAACGCAGTTAATGAATCAATAAGGTTTATTAATCAGCGAGAGTTTAACTACCCATTTAACCATGCTACAGAGACTAAGACACTGACAGCAGGTGTGGTTAGATACAGTTTACCTACATCTACTAAGACAGTAGACTATAATACATTTAGAATAGTAAAGAATAGTACATTAGCAAATGGTGGATATAAACTAGGACAGTTAGATTATAATGATTATATAAATAGAGTTGTGAGTCAAGAAGATGAAATTAATTCTACAACTACTAGTACAACTCACACAGATAGTGTGACAACTATAACAGTATCAAGTACTACAGGATTTGACAGTTCAGGTACTATAGTTATAGGTGGTGAAACTATTACATACACAGCTATAGGCTCAAGCACTACATTCACAGGATGCACTAGAGGTGCTAGTAATACTACTGCTGCTACAATAGCTAGTGGTGTTACAGTAACACAGTTTACTAAAGGTGGTGTTCCAGAAATGGTTGTTAGGACACCTGACAATAATTACCTTCTATACCCATTCCCTAATAAAGAATATGTTATAAAGTTTGACTACTACACATTTCCTGCTGATATGTCAGCACATGGAGATACTACTAGTATACCTGATAGATTTGCACCTGTAATAATAGATGGTGCTACAGCCTTTGTGTATCAGTATAGAGGTGAGACACAACAGTATCAACTTAATATGCAGAGATTTGAACAAGGCATTAAGAATATGCAGACACTATTAATAAACAAGTTCTCTTATTTACGTTCAACATTTATACCTAGAACTGGGGTTTATAACTCAGGCAGTGTAGATATTAGGTCAGTTTAATGGCAGACCAATCACAAACAGTACCTTCAGCTTTTAACTGTGAAGGTGGATTAGTATTAAACAAGTCTACCTTTATGATGCAACCGGGTGAAGCATTAGAGCTAAGAAACTTTGAACCTGCTGTTGATGGTGGTTACAGAAGAATAAATGGCTTCTCTAAGTATGTATCAGCTATTGTACCTTTCACATCAAGCTCTGCTGAAAAGATACTTATGGTTGCAACCTTTGGTGATGTAGTTTTAGCTGCTAGAGGTACTAGTATATATAGTGCAACTCCGGGTGGTTCATCATGGACTAGCAGAGATAGTGGCAGAACAAACGCAGGTAAGTATAACTTTGAACGGTTTAACTTTGATGGTACAGACAAGATAATAGTTGTAGATGGTACAAATGCACCTACAGTATTTAACTCTAGTTTAGCTGCAACAGATGTAAGTGACAGTTCAGTAGCAGGGTCTAAGTTTGTAGTATCTCATAGAAATCATATGTTCTATGCAGGTAAATCAACTACTAAACAAGAAGTTGTATTTAGTGAACCTTTTAATGAAGATGGTTTTAGTAGTGGTCAAGGAGCAGGTAGCTTCAAAGTAGATGATGAGATAACAGGTATTAAAGTTTTCCGTGATGACTTATTTATATTTTGTGAAACTAGAATATTTAAACTGACAGGTAGTTCAAGTTCTAACTTTTCAGTAACAGACGTAACAAGAGATATAGGATGTATCAATGGAGATACAATTCAAGAATTTGCAGGTGACTTAATATTCTTAGGTCCTGATGGTTTAAGAACCATAGCAGGTACTGCAAGAATTGGTGACGTTGAATTGGGTACTATAAGTGCTAATGTGCAATCTATATTTAATGATAACATAGCTAGTGCAACAGAATTTGATTCAGTAGTTATAACAGATAAGACACAATACAGAATATTCTTTACCAAATCAAATGTAGGTGAGAATCAAACTACAGGTGTTATATGTGTATTAAAAGGAACTAAGTTTGAGTTCTCAGAGATACAGGGTATAAGACCTGCTTGTACAGATAGTTTTGTATCGGAAGGTAATGTGCTAGTATTACATGGTGCATATCAAACAGGATACATATACAGACAAGAATCAGGTAATACTTTTGATGGTGAAACTATACTAGGTCGTTACAGAAGTCCTGATTTAACTTTTAATGACCCGGGAATAAGAAAGCATATGCAAAGGGTTATTGTTAATTATAAACCTGAAGCAGCTATAGATGCTGACTTGTTTGTTAGATATGACTATGAAGCTAAAGAATCTGCAAGACCTGCAGCATATCCGTTAGATTCAGAAGATGTTGTTGCTTTATATGGTACATCTGTTTATGGAGTACCTATATATGGTGGTGCATCGCAACCACTAGTTAGACAATCAGTAGAAGGTTCAGGTTTTGCTGTAGCATTAAAAGTGGAAGATGGTGGTGAAACTGCACCATATTCACTTAAAGGTTTTCAGTTAGAATATCAGTTAGGAGCTAGACGTTAATGGGTGATACATACACAAGACAGTCCTCGTACACAGATGGAGATGTAATAACTGCGGCTCATACCAATAATGAGTTCAATCAGATATTAGCTGCCTTTGCATCAAGTACAGGACATTCACACGATGGTACTACAGGTGAAGGTGGACCTATTACTAAACTACTTAGTAATGCACTTACATTTGGAGCAGGTACAGCAGGTACAGATATAACTGTAACATTTGATGGGGAATCAAATGATGGTGTAATTAAATGGATGGAAGACGAGGACTATTTTGAATTTAGTGATGACATACTTATTGCTTCTACAGAGAAGTTACAATTCAGAGACACAGCAATATACATCAATTCAAGTGCCGATGGACAACTAGACCTTGTAGCTGACACAGAGATACAGATAGCTGCTACAACTATTGACATGAATGGTGCAGTGGATATATCAGGTAACTTAGGAGTTGGTGGTAATCTTACAGTAACAGGTACGACCACATTTAATGGTGGTACACTTACTCTTGGTGATGCTAACACAGATAACATTGTATTTGGTGGTGAGGTAGATTCTAACATTATACCTGACGATGATGATACATATGACTTAGGTTCTTCTAGTCAGCAGTGGAGAAACTTATACATTGATGGCACTGCATATATAGATACACTTGACTTAAACGGTACAGCAGTAACATCAACGGCAGCAGAAATAAACATAATAGATGGTGGCACTGCAGCTAGTTCTGTAACTATAGCAGATGCTGATAGACTAATACTTAATGACGATGGCACTATGAAGCAGATAGCTGTAACAAGTTTAGCTGCTTACTTAGATGATGAAATAACTGCAATGCCTAATCTTACATCTGTAGGAACACTAGGCACACTTACTGTAGATAACATAATTATAAATGGTACAACAATAGGGCATACATCAGACACTGATGCTATAACTATTGCTTCTAATGGTAACGTCACTATGTCACAGAACTTAACTGTAACAGGTGACTTAACTATATCAGGTGATGACTTGACTATGGCTACTAATACAGCAGGTCATTTACTAATAGCTGA